AAACCCGATAAACGTTGTAAAAATGTTTTGACTCCTAAAAAATGTTCCAAACCTAAGAAGAAAAAATGAGTTGGGTGAATTTATAAAGGGCGTCTGGGTATCGGTTAAATCGATACCTGGACGTATTTTTCATTTTAAGAACTATATAATAAAAATAAATATAATAAATTAGGAGTAACGTGATGGCAATTGATAGAAGTGTGAAATATATGGAAGAAATGTGGGGAACAACAAGTTTGACCACAAATTATTGGTCATTACCAAAAGAAACAAATGATCCAAAAGAAAGAGTGATCCAAGAAATTATGCACGATGATTTAAAGCAAGGGCAAAAAAATCTTCAGGAATAGTATAAATAAAATTAAGAAAACTCTTTAACAATGGCAATTCAGAGGATATCACGGACATTTAAAGATATTAGTTTGTCTTTTGATCCTCATCCGATAACAAAAGACCTTTCCATTTTAAAAAATGAAAGTGCAATTCGACGTTCTGTAAGAAATATTGTTCAAACAATACCTACAGAAAAATTTTTTAATTCAATATTTGGTTCTGATGTAAGAGGAAGGTTATTTGAATTTATTGATTTTGGTACAGCTTCTGCAATTAGTGATCAAATTATAATATCCATTAATAATTTCGAACCGAGAGTTGATAATTTACAAGTTGAGGTTCTACCAAGACCAGATCGTAATGCATTTGATGTCACTGTAATATTTGATATTATTGGGCAAGAGTTTCCAACACAAGAATATTCATTCCTTTTAGAGGCAACAAGATAATATGCCTTTTACAAAATTTACCAATTTAGATTTCGATCAAATAAAAGAATCTATTAAAGATTATCTACGTGCAAATTCAGATTTCACGGGATTTGACTTTGAGGGTTCTAATTTCTCAGTATTGATTGATACTTTAGCATATAATACTTACATAACAGCATTCAACTCAAATATGGTTGTGAATGAGTCTTTTCTAGACTCTGCAACACTCCGTGAGAACGTTGTTTCTCTTGCAAGGAACATTGGGTATGTTCCCAAGTCAAGAAGTGCTGCAAAGGCATATGTGACCTTTACAACGACTGTAAACGGATCTTCATCACCAACATTGACATTAAAGAAAGGATTAGTTTGTGTTGGAAGTGCAAACGATACTTCATATACTTTTTCAATATTAGAAGATATACAAAGATCAGCTGATCAAGGAGTTGCAACATTTAATAATATAAAGATTTCTGAAGGAATATTTCTTACTAAACAATTCTCAGTTGATTCATCTTTAGATCAAAAATTTATTCTCAACAATTCATTCATTGATACTTCAACAATAAAAGTTTATGTAAAGAATGAATCGGATACTGGTTTGGGGCAAGAATATAACTTAATTAATAATATCACCAATATTACTGGATCTTCATATGTTTATTTGATTCAAGAAATTCAAGATGAAAAATATGAACTTTTGTTTGGTGATGGTTTAATTGGGAAAAAATTAGAAACTGGAGAAATAATTACTGTAAACTATCTTGTTACCAGTGGAAAGGATGGTAATGGATCCAGTAGGTTCTCATTTTCTGGAAATATAGTTGATAGTAATGGAAATTCAGTTTCTCCAGAACCCTTTTCGGTTAACACGAATCAATCATCTCAAAATGGTGGAGACATTGAATCTATAGATTCTGTTAAATATTTTGCTCCAAGAATATATTCTGCACAAAATAGAGCAGTTACTGGAAGAGATTATGAATCAATTGTTAAAACAATATATCCAGATGCCGAATCTGTATCTGTTGTTGGTGGTGAAGAATTAGATCCTCCAAAGTTTGGAACCGTTGAAATTTCAATCAAACCCAAAAATGGATTTTTAGTATCTGAGTTCAATAAATCTAGGATTTTATCTCAAATTAAACAATATTCAATATCTGGGATCAATCAGAAAATTGTAGATCTTAAACTCTTGTATGTTGAGATTGAATCATTTATTTATTATAATGATTCAATGGTGTCAACACCAGAAAATTTAAAATCTAAAATAATTAATTCAATTACAGGTTATTCCAAATCAACTAATATGAATAAATTTGGAGGAAGATTTAGATATAGTCAAGTTTTAAAAACTATTGATAATACTGATACTTCTATTACGTCTAATATTACTAGAGTAACAGTACGAAGAAATTTATTTACATTATTAAATCAATTTGCACAGTATGAATTATGTTTTGGAAATCAGTTTCATGTTTCTGAAGAAGGGAAAAATATTAAATCCAGTGGATTTAATATATCTGGAGAAAGTGATATTGTTTATTTGACTGATATACCAAATGCTGATAAAAAGACTGGTATTCTTTCAATTATCAAGAATTTACCGGATGGTACTATAAGGGTTGTTGCTAAGTCTGCAGGAACTATTGATTACATAAAAGGTGAAATTAGTTTAGGGACAATAAATATTGTGTCAACTGTGAAACCAAATAACGTTATAGAAATACAGGCATTTCCAGAATCAAATGATGTTGTTGGATTAAGATCTCTCTATCTTAATTTTGACATTTCAAAAAGTAAAATAAATATGATTAAGGATGTCATTTCATCTGGTGATGAAATATCAGGAACAGTCTTTAATAGAGATTTTTATACATCAAGTTATTCAAACGGAAGTTTAATCAGAAAATAATATGATACAAACTGGAATTGAATCTAGAGTTAAGATTCAGGATATAATTTCTAATCAATTGCCGGAATATGTTTTAGGAGAAAGTCCTAAAACAATAGATTTTTTAAAGCAATATTATATTTCTCAGGAATATCAAGGAGGTCCTGTTGACATTGCCGAAAATCTTGATCAATATTTAAAAGTAGATAACTTAACCCCAGAAGTAGTTGTAGGATTCACAACTCTATCTTCTGGTATCAGTACTGATAGTACCATAATTAGTGTCCCCAATACAAAGGGATTTCCTAAAGAATATGGATTGTTAAAAATTGATGATGAAATTATAACATACACTGGACTCACTACAAATACTTTTATTGGATGTATTCGTGGTTTTAGTGGAATCACTAGTTATCATCAAGATTTAAATGCGGAAGAATTAATATTTTCAGATACAACTGCCGATTCACATGTTTCAAGTACTACAGTACATAATTTAAGTTCTTTATTTTTAAAAGAATTTTATAAAAAATTAAAATCTTCATATACTCCAGGATTTGAAGATAAAACCTTTGACTCTAGAGTAAATGCTGGAAATTTTATAAAATCATCAAGATCTTTTTATGAATCAAAAGGAACTAATGATTCTTTTAAAATATTATTTAATGTATTGTATGGAGAAACTCCAAAAATAATTAATCTTGAAGAATATCTGATAAAACCATCAGATGCAGATTTTATTAGAAAAGAAATATGTGTTGCCGAAGCTATTAGTGGAGATATTACAAAAATAGTAGGACAGACATTAACCAAATCAACAGATCCTGGGACATATGCTTCAATATCTTCAGTTGAAATTTTTACAAGAGAACAAAAACAATATTTTAAAATAGGATTATTTGTTGGATATGGTGATAATAGCAATGTTCAGGGCAATTTTATAATTACTCCTAATTCAAAAGTTTTAGAGAATGTTAGTATTGGTGCTAATGTAATATCTGTAGATTCTACAATTGGATTTGGTCAGACAGGAACAATATATTCTGGAAATAATACTATTACATATTCTGATAAAAGTATTAATCAGTTTTTAGGATGCTCTGGAGTTACTGGAATTATTACTGCTACAGATAATATTTTTTCAGATGATACTTATTTTTCTTATGAAAATGGGGATACAACAAAAAAAGTTGTTCTCAAATTGAGTGGAATTCTTTCAGATTTCATTCAAAAATCTGATTCAATTTCTGTTGATGAAGGCCAAGTCTTAACAATTAAGAGTATTGGAACCTTAATCAAAAATCCAGAACAAAATAAAACATATAGAGAAATTTTTGCAAATTCTTGGATTTACAATACTAGTCCTTCAATAAAAATTGACAGTTTTATTGGCGGTTCGTCTCCATCTGGTGTCATATTACAAACTTCTGTAGATAGATCTCAACTGAAAAAGGGTGATCGAGTAGAATTTATAGATGAAGCAACAAATAATATAATATATCCTACAACTACTACAGACATTCCATATGTAAATTCGGATATTACATCCAATTCAGTTTATATATCAAATTTAAATTCCTTTCCTTCGAATGTAGGTTCATCTATAAAATTAAGAAGAAAAATTAATAAGGCAAATAGTTCTACCGTTAATTTTAAGTATCAAAATAATAGCATTATTTCTGATATTCAGAACATGTATGTTGATGATGATAATTTCGCATACATAGCATCCAATTCACTTCCATCCTGGGGAAATGGGGTTACAAATTCTTATTCATATCAGATAACAAAACAAATTAACTCAGAATCAATTTCATCTTCCTCTGGAAACCTTATTGATTTTGATGAAGAAACTGGACTATACTCTACTATTTTATTTGACAATTCTGTTCCATTTATAAGTGGAGAAAGAATTCAATATGAATCGTCTGGTGAACCTTTGACGGGATTGAAAGAAGGTTCATATTATGTTAAAGTTTTATCCGATACGAAACAGATAAAACTTTATACTTCTTCTTCTTTTTTATATTCTGATACATATGCGGTCCAATTTAAATCACCTACCCCAACATTAAAAGAAACCCATACCTTTACTTTATATTCTCAAAAATCAAAAATATTAAATCCTCAAAAAATTCTAAAGAAATTTTCTCTTAATCATAATATTAAAAACGGAATTTCAGAGGAAACAGTTCCGGGATCAATCGGAATGTTGATTAATGGAGTTGAAATTTCTAATTACAAAACTTTCGATAAAGTTTATTATGGACCAATTGAAGATATTAAAGTCTTAAATGGTGGACGTAATTTTGATGTTATTAATGTTCCAAATATACAAGTATCTACTGGTATTGGAATAACATCTTTAGTTCAACCAGTTATAACTGGAACAATAACAGATATTGTGGTAGATAAACAAGATTTTGACATTAAAGAAATATTATCGGTTAATGTTACTGGTGGAAATGGATCTGGAGGATTTTTTAATCCAGTATTAATTAAAAGAAGAAGAGAAGTATTATTTGATGCAAGAGCAACTACACAGGGTGGTGGTATAAGTACAACCACTAATCAATTGACATTTTTAAGTGATCATAATTTTGTAAATGGGCAAAGAATTACTTATAGAAATGATGGCAATGAAAGTGTTAGTATTGGAATAGGACTCTCTCAATTATCAGATAATGCGAATTATTTTGCAAAAATTGATAATAACACAACAATACGATTATTTAATGATTTTGATGATTATTTAAATGAGAATAATCAAGTTGGTTTTGCAACAACCTCACTAAGTGGAACTCACAAATTTTTAACCGAATTTGCGAATAATACTATTTCAGAAATAAAAGTAATAGAAGGGGGATCATTTACAAATAGAAAACTTTTAGTTAAACCAGCAGGAATTTCTACAATACAAAACTCCGTCAATTTTAAAAATCATGGATTTAATAATGGAGAAATTGTAGAGTATGGTTATGAAACAAGTCAAATATCAGGAATTACAACTGAAAATCAATATTATGTTTTAAAACATGATGAAAATTCTTTTAGATTGTGTGATGCTGGCATTGGAGGAACAAACCCTACAAATTATGAAAGAGAAAATTATGAGAAATTTGATAGTATTGGAAGTGGTTTTCAAGAGTTTAAATATCCAGATATAAAAGCAAATATTGAGTTTACATCAGTTGGTATTGGAACAACAACACAAATTCAATCTGTAGAAGTATCACCGGTTGTAAAAGGACATATTGAACAAATTTATGTTTACGAACCAGGAACTGGATATGGATCAAATATTCTCAATTTTGAAAAAAAACCTTCATTAACAATTAAAACTGGTAGAGATGCTCAAATAATTCCTATTATAGTTAATGGATCTATCAATCAAACAAACATTCAATTTGGTGGATATGAATACTTTTCGACTCCAGATTTGATAGTTTCCGACCCAACTAACTCAGGGAATGGTGCCAAGTTAAGAGCCGTAGTTACTAATCAAAGAATTACTGGTGTTAATATTATTAATGCGGGGATAGGATATTCTACTTCTACTACTACAATTAAAGTTGTTCCTAGTGGTAGTGATCAAATTTTAGATTCATCCATAAGAGAACTTTCTATTAATCAAGTTCAAAAAATATATCCACAACAAAATGAAATATTAAAAGACGTAAATGACGAACTATCATATTCAGTAACTGGATATTTTCAAGATTTAAAATCTTCATTTAATGATAATGATACAAAGTTATCTAATATTATTGGATGGGCATATGACGGAAATCCTATATATGGTCCATATTCAATTGTAGATTCGGATAATATAAATTCTGGTATTAAAACCATGACATCTGGTTATGTAAAAGATGCTTCCAATATCTTTGATCGACCATCAGTATCTGATTTTCCTATAGGATTTTTTGTCGAAGATTATGTTTATAATAGTCAAAATGGGGATCTAGACAAAAATAATGGAAGATTTGTAAAGACAAAAGATTTTCCAGATGGAGTATATGCATATCATGCGGTTATAGATGAAATCACAGGAGAACCACAATTTCCATATTTTATTGGAAATTCTTTTAGATCAAATACGATTGATGAAAATCAAAGTTTAAATCAAGAATTTGATTTTAATAATTCATCTCTTTCTAGAAATACTTTAGGTTATAAAATTTTAGAAACGAATGCTAGTAATGATTTTATTATTGAAGATAATGGCATTAAAAAACAAAGAATACTAGTCGAATCTATTGGTAAAGGATCAGTTTCTAATATTTCTATTACTAATAGTGGAGATAATTATAAAGTAAACGAATTATTGAATTTTAATAATGACAATACTAACGGTGGAGAAATTCATGCTAGTGTTTCATCTTTAAAAGGAAAGAATGTTGATAGAATTGATACTTCATATGAAGTTTATAATGATGCATTATTTACTTGGGGTAGAGATAATAAAGTAACTGTAACAATTTCTCCTTTTCATACGCTTTTAAACGGTGATAATGTTTTAATATCCGGATTTGGCACTTCACATCTTACTGCATTGAATGATTCATTCAAAATTAATGTTCCACTTATTCCAAATGTAGGATTAACAACAGAAATTACATCTTCTGGAGCAGCTACAACAGAAATATATGTGTCACAAATTCCACCAAATGTTTCTGTTGGTAGTAGTGTTGAAATTGGAAATGAAACTTTAGAAGTTTTAAATATATACCCAGATAAAAATATCTTTAGAGTAAAAAGAGGTAATTCTGGAATTGCACATACTACAGGAACAGCAGTATCATTTAAATCAAAAATATTCACAATTGATCAAAATTTAGATTATTTTGAGTCTAAAGTTAATGATAGAATTTACTTTAATCCACAAGAATCAGTTGGTTTTGGGACAACGGCAGGAATTGGATATGATGTATCATATTCTTTTGGTCAGGAGGTGATTGTGGGGTCTATTCCTACACAAAGAATTAGTATTAAAGAACATTCTCTTCAAACTAATCAGAAACTTACATATAGTCGAAATAGTAATAGTACTATTTCAATTTCAACATCTCCTACAGGAACACCATTCAATCTTCCAACAACAGTTTATGCGGTCAATAAATCTCCAAGCACTATTGGCATAAAAACTTCTCTCACTTCCGATGAAGTTTTCTTCATATCAGGAGGTGAAGATAAGGATAATTATTATTTTGATACTAATTATACAGAAGAACTTGGAAAAATTGAGAAAATCACATCAACTGTTTCAATATCAACTTCTTATTCGCATGGATTAGTTGGAGGTGATTCAATCACTATGGATGTGAAACCAAATCTCTCAGTAGGTATTGGAACTTCAACAGTAGTTAATATTCTTCACAATTCCGAAATTGATAATATCTTAGTTAATCCAATTGGATTCAATTCTACAGGAATTAATACAATAACTAATGAAATTACTATTGAGAATCATGGTCTAAAAACCGGAGATAGAGTATATTATGAATCTGATGAAGTATCTTCTGGATTAAATATTGGAAAATATTTTATCTATAAGGTTGATACTAATAATTTTAAGTTAAGTAATACTCTTGTTGATATAAATCAAAATCCTCCAGTAGTCGTAAGTTTTGCTTCTACGGGAGGTTCTTCACAAACTATTTCACCAATTAATCCAAGAATAGAATCTATTAAAAATAATAATTTAGTATTTGATTTAACAGATTCTTCTCTGTCTGGATATGAGTTTAAACTTTATTATGATCAAAATTTTAATAATGAGTTTATATCAACAGGTTCTACAGAAACTTTTAGTACAAATAGTGTTGGAACAATAGGAATATCTACTGATGCCTCATTTACTATTAATTATAGTTCTGGATTACCAGAAAGACTTTATTATTCTTTAGAAAAATCTGGATATATAAGTTCTTCTGATAAAAATGTAAGTAATTTCTCTGAAATTTTATTTGTTGATAGTACTTATAATCAAACTTATAATGTTTTTGGTGTAGGATCAACTACTTTTCAAATTTCTCTACAAGAAGTTCCAGAAAAATTTGAGTATATCTCTTCAGAATGTGATAATTTGGAATATACAACAACTTCAACATCATCTTCTGGTCCAGTAAATAGGGTTAAAATTATATCTGGTGGATCTGAGTATAAAAAATTACCATTACTTTCAGGTGTAGATACAGTAGATGGGGAAAATTTATTCGTTTCTTTAAATTCTAATACTATTGGAAAAATTAAAGAAACCAAATTAATTAATGAAAATTTTACATATTCTTCAGATATGACTTTAAGGCCACATGCCTTTGTATCTCCAAGAATTAAATTAAAAGATTCAAATATAGTTGGCATTGTAACAATAATTTCTGGTGGATCTGGATATACTTCACCACCAAAGGTTGTTGTCGTAAACAACAACACAAGAAATGTATTAAATAGTGGATCAATAATACCAATAATTATTGGCAATTCAATCACCAATTTAATTGTTGATGTTTTCCCCAAAGGAATATCTGATCAATCGGCAGAACTTTTTACTATCAATAATAGTAATGGAATTAGCATTAAAGAGGTTGAGTCATCAAGTATTGGAATTTTTACATGTAGTCTAACAACACCACTTTCAGGGTTCTCTACGGACGTTTTTACGGTAGGTGAAGAAGTTTTTGTTGAAGGAATTCAAAAATTTGGTACTACTGGAGACGGATTTAATTCTAGTGATTATGGATATAAATTTTTTGAAGTAACAAAATATGATAATGCATTATATACGGCCGGAATAACTGATGATAAAGTTACAGTCAGCATTTCTGGATTAGGAACAAATACAGGAATTGCAAAAACAATTCAAGATTCATTTGGAACTATTATATCCAAAACAAATTATCCAACTTTTTCAATTATTTCATCTCCATCAGAATTTGAAGTTGGTGAAAAATTATTATCCAATGGTGTTGAGAGAGATCTTGAGATTATTGGATATGATAATTCTGGATTCCTTAAAGTATCAGGATCTTACGATCTTTCTCCCAATGAAGTAATTACAGGCAAATCTACAGGAAACATTGCCACTATAGAATCTCTAACAAATTATGACGGAATTTTTGACATTAAATTTTCTAATAGAATATCTGAAGGTTGGAGAAATGAAACTGGAAAATTAAGTGAAGATTTTCAAGTTCTTCAAGATAGTGATTATTATCAAAATCTTTCATACTCTGTTAAAAGTGGGCAACAATGGAATGATATTAGAACTCCTGTAAATAGTTTGGTGCATTCAATTGGCATTAAAAATTTCTCAGATACAGAAATAATTTCTGATGAAGATGAAAGGATTGGAATTACTAGTTTTTCTGATCAGACAACTATTGTAAGAGATTACATTCAAGAAAATAGAATTGATACGATTAACAATTTTGCTCTTGTGAACGATGTAGATGTTCTACAAAATAAATCAAAATTCTTGAAATTAAAAAATAAGAAACTCACAAATTATCAAGAGTCTAAATCTAATATTGTTTTGAAAATCGATGATATTTCAAAACAATTCTCCCATTTTGAAGATCAACCTCTTACATATAAAGATATATTAAAGATTGATGATGGAAATTCTTATAATAACTATCTATTTAAAGTTTCTGATATAAGTGGTAAAAATGAAGTACAACTAACAAGTTTAGTATTCTTAAACGATTCAGTTAATAGTAATATTGCTATTTTAGAAAAACAATCTTTAGTTAATGTAGGATCTGGATTAACTACAGTTGATGGCGAACAATATGGAGAGTTCTCCATTGAAGATGATAAGTATTTAAGATTCACTCCTAAAGATCCTTACGATACTGAATATGATATTAAGTATATTGATAAGAAATTTGACAACCAAGTTATTGGTATTGGGACTATATCTATTGGGTTTATTGATCTAACTTCCCGTAGTCAAATAATTCTTACAGGGGTTACAAGTAGTATTATTGGTGTTTCAACAGATAAATTTGTATCTTTCTATGTCAATGCACAAATTTATAAAGAAGTTACTAATGAGATGAATTTCGTCGAGTTGTATTTAACTCATGATGGAACAAATACAAATATTTCGGAATTCTATTTTGATACTGAAGAGTTTTCAAGATCGTCCAATCTTTTAGGATCTTTTGATGCAGATATTTCTGGATCATTGAATTTAAATTATACTAATAATACTGATGAAGATGTAATTGTCAAAACACGCATAGTTGGTTTTGGAACTACGTCTGTTGGTGTTGGAACATTCAGATACATTTTACCAAATCAACCAGAGGGTAATGAAAGATCTGCAATTTATGAGGCAGGTTTTTCTACAACAACTTCTGGAGTTTCTACTTCTTTCTTAAGATTGGATAAAAATACTTTTGATTCTGCAAAATCTATAGTTGAAGTTAGTATTGGATCTACAAAATCAATCCATCAAGTTATGATGGTTCAGGATAATATTGATATTTACACTCAGCAATATTCATCATTGTCAATAGGAAGTACAATAGGAATAGGAACTTTTGGAGGAGAATATTCTGGGGATGACGTTTTAGTTAAGTTTTATCCAGATTCCAATTTTATTGGAGATATAAGAATTAATTCTTATAGTGAGTGTTTATACACCACAGTTGATGTTATTAATCAAGCACCAAATCTTTTATATGGAAACTCTATTGAAACTGTAAATACTTCCTCATATCTAGCGATTAATGGAGATAGAATCAATAAGGATGATTTTATATTAAAATCAAACAATATTCCAATTTTTGCAAAATCATTTAACCCATCAGATAGTAATATTCTCGATCTTTCAACAGGTAAATTTTCAATAGATAATCATTTCTTTAGTAATAATGAAGAATTGATATACACTCCAAAATCAACTTTTGTTGGTATTGGATCGACTTCAATGATGTATAAGAATGGTTCTATCAATGAAAAACTTCCTTCACAAGTGTTTGCGATTGTTCATAATAGTAGTAGTTTTTCAATATCAACAACTAAAGCAGGATCAGCTGTTACATTTACATCTGTAGGTGAAGGAAATGAGCATGTATTTTCGATGGCAAAGAGAGATGAAAAGTCTATCATTACCATAGATAATATTGCTCAGTATCCACTCACTTTTACTAAGATTTCCCAATCACTTTCCGGAAATGGTGGAGGTATTTCAACAGAAACAACTACTTTTACTCTAAGTGGTATTACAACTATATTCCCCCTTAACATACTAAGGATTGATGATGAATATATGAATATCATCAATGTTGGTTTAGGAACAACAAATGTTGGACCTATTACAAATATTGGAACAGAACTTTTAGTTGAAGTTGAAAGAGGGTTTATTGGATCATCTGCAACATCTCATGTAGATGGTACACAATCTAGAATTTATAAAGGATCTTATACTATTGTTGATGATAGTATTTACTTCACAAAAGCACCTAGAGGAAACATCAATATTATAAGAACTGATAATAATATAATATTCGAAACATCAGATTTTACTGGCAGAGTATTTCTTAGAGAGGATTATACTGCAAATGAAATTTATGATGATATTTCTGATGGATTCAATGGAATTGGTAGAACATTTACACTTACTGTCGATGGAGCAAATATTACCGGTATTGGAACAACTGGAGGAAATGGGGTCGTATTTATTAATGGAATATTCCAAACCCCAACAACCGAAAATAATCCCGAAAATAATTTCCATATTATTGAACAACTATCACCTACGGGAATATCATCTATTGTATTCAGTGGTATTAGAACGGATATAACTGATCCTACCAGCACTTTGATTTCTGAATCTGATATAAATCAAAATCAAATTCCTAGAGGAGGACTTATTGTTTCTTTGGGATCAACTGGAGGACTTGGTTACGCACCTCTTGTTGGTGCGAAGATTCTACCTACTATTGCTGCTGGTGGAGCAATTACTGGTGTAGTTGGAGTTCCAACTTACGGACAGTCTTTGCCAGTAAGTAATTGCTTATATGATAATGTTAGTGGAATTGTTACAATAACAACTTCTGAAGCACATAACTTGGATGATTATAATGATCGGCAAGTTTGGTTAGAGGGTCTAGAGTTCTCCTGTGCTGCTCCCCATGCAGGTGTTACTACAACCATATTTCCAGATGGAACTCTTGGAAATGTCTTTGCAATCAGTGACATTGTTTCTGCTACTACATTCAGTGTTAATGTAGGAACTAGTACTATTCCTCATACTTATGATAGTTCTGGTCAAGTATATCCATATTTCAGTAAACTCAACTTTGGATCTGGATATTCTGGTAATATTGTTGCAATTGGTATTAGTGTATACGAACCTGGACATACAGGAGATTCTGCAAATATAACTGCAGAAGTTCTAACTAACGAACATAAGTTCTGGTTCAGTACAGCAAATAATATTCATTA